TCCATATAGACCTTACGCCATACTGCGGTAACTTCTTCCCATGTGCGGGCAGTTGTCAATCCAAAGTCACGCCAATAAACATAATCTACAGGAGCGCACTCGTATTCGATGCGTTCCTCGTTCTCACGGTAAATGCCGCCTTCGGTTTCTGCTTCGTCTGTATCTTCGGTAACTTGGAAACCATCGTCAGGTGCATCTTCACCCATACCTGCAGCTTGACCAACAATATGTGGCTCATAACGAACCCAAGCTGTTCCACGACCACCCAATAAGCGGTCTTGGACTGTCTGTTTCATGGCACTAGCGTAGTCACCATAATGTTCAATCTCATATTCCAAGGCTCTTTCAAGCATCATGGAAGCAACACGACCAATTGGGTCATTGTCACGGAATCTACGGCTTACATCAGGTCTAGGAAGTCTAGCAAATACCGCTGGAGTAATGGTTTGAACATTGCTCCACAGGATATTGAACTTAGCATTGGGATTGTTGCGACTGCGAGATTCGTCACGGTAACGCTTGACAATCTTGTCTGCTCTGCCTTCCCATTCTTTATAAGTACGCTCGTACTGGGCTATGCAGTTGTACCAATCTTGGTATGTATGTTCCATGTTTATATCCTACGATTAACTATTTTAGGGGTTTCTTTCCACATCTCGTTCAAGGTTACATCCGTTTGTCCAACATGAAGTCCTGTAATTCTTGAATCTTTAAGGATAGGGCTATCCTCATCTTTCCATACAATTGAAAGGTAACGGAACGCATCTGCTGAGTGCGATGTCCAATCGTGTTTCGGGCGATCTCTAAATACTTTTTTATCATCATCCCACTCTCGTTGATATTGTCGTAAACATTCAATGCCTTCTTCACATCTATTATCAAACCAAGTGCGAGTTAATGCAAGTCGTGTTGCTTGAATACCATCCTGAATTGACAGATTTGGGACAATTTTTAGATGTTTTATGTCAATTTTTGCAGAAATTTGCTCAATTATGCTCTTACCACCACTAGCTAATGTTTTCGCTCTAGCATCATGGGGTAGATAATGATAGCCATAATTGTATCCAAACTCATCTTCTTTTTGAGCTAGTAAACCTGTGTAATACGATATTGGTTGACCGCTAGATGAGTGATGGTCTAGCACCCGTATCTCACCATAAACCACCTGATACCACCAAATACTTGTGCTGTCATTGAATCCCAAATCCCAAGCTGTATGGCATGGGAACATAGGGTCGTAGTCAATCGTGGTAATACGCTCTAAGTCCGTGATTCTACGCATTTCTTGGCCATAGTAAGCACCAAGGATGGCAGCTTCAAAGCTACATAAGAACTCTTGTTCGTATTGGTTGTCAGACATGGTGGCTTGAGCATCTTCTAGCTCAGACATGGGTAATAACCCTGATTGGTCGGCTCTTAGTGTCTTGACATACCAATTGGGATTCTTTTGGGCTTCGTTGTAAATGTCGTAAAAGGCATTATGGCCCTTAGGTGTACCAATAAATGTAGCCCAACCCTTACGGTCTGTGAGCAATGGTCTAACAATCTCACCCCATAATCTAGGCTTCATGTCAGCATATTCGTCAAGAACTACGCCATCAAGGTATAAGCCACGCAAGGCATCAGGATTGTCAGCACCAAACAATCTAATCTTAGCCCCATTGACCAGCTCTACCCATAACTCTGATTGATTGGCCTTAACAATGGCTGGCTCTGCAAACTTGAGTAAGTAATCCCATGCAATGTTTTTAGCCTGTGCATAGTAAGGGGCAATATAGGCATATCTGCCATCAGGTTTCTTTTCCATGATAGCCCTACGGATAGTGTCGCAGATGGTGGCTACTGTCTTACCTGCTCTACGGTGACAAACTAATACAGCCCAACGCTCATCTCGCCTGTGAAAGTCTAGGAAAGCATCACGGGCTTTGTATGGGTATTCGTACCTTTTGACTAACTCTTTCAATCTAAGAACTTATGTTCGTGGATAACTTTAACTGGTTGATCTTCGTCACCAGTATGTTCAGTCCTAGCCAATTTAGGTAAGTGATATTCCATAACGCTTTGGAGCATACCAAAGGCTTTCTCAGGGTTAGGTAAAACGATGTATTTATCATCATCGTTTCTAACGCCTTCTGCGACCTGTACAAGCCATTCTTCCATCTTGTGCGAGTTACCCTCTACAAATTTGGCAATCGCTTCTCTAGCGTTGGCTGTAGCTTTATTAGGCACACCCTTGGGTCGACCAGCTCTGTTTAAGTTGTTTTCTACAGTTTTCGACAGTTTATTTGACATACCTTTACCAAGTGGTTGATTAAGATAAGTTAAGTTTATCACTTTTGCTGTTGTTTAGCCAATTCCTTTTCAAGCACAGCTTTTCTAGAGTTTTCTTTTTGTTCTTCTTTGGCAAAGTGTTCACCAACTTGTTTGGCGTACAGTTCTATCCATGAATTGTCTTGGGGTTTATTTACTTGATTCATATATATCCTTATCTATTTTACCTGCTTTGTATTGTTCTTCTAAGGCGTTGCGTAAATCTTTTTCTAGTGTCTTAGCATCAAATGTCGGCAAGTCCTCTAAATTTGCGACTTTAGGGTTCGCTCTACCATAACGATTGTCAATGATACCAATACGCACATTAGGGTTATCCCCATATAGTTCTTGTAGTTGGCCAATTACTTCACGGCTGCCAATATGAGTTCTAATATGTTCTTTAAGTGGAACTGTTCTACCTGAACCCTGTTCCTTCTTCATACGCATAGCACGGGTCAATGATCCCTCTACCAATGCTTCAACTGGATCTCGGTATGTATAAACAAGGTCAATTTGCCGCCCAGCATTTAAGGCTTGGTCAATCTTTTTCCGTGCAGAATCCAACTTGTTCATATTGGTGTCGTAGATCATTTCAGCATTTTTCCGCAAATCAGGGTAAGCTGCCAATGAACTTGTCTTACCTGCTCCTGTACCGCCACCAGTAAATAGTATTCTTGCTCCCTCTACTGGTGGTTGAGCTAGTTTTTCAGCATAGAGTTGCTTAACGAAAGCACTTGATGGTTCATGTACGCTTGCGGAAAGTGTGCGGTTTTTAGTGTAAGCATCACTTAATTCTCTAGCCAAATCAGTATTTAATACTTTGCCACCTTCGGCTTCTTGTAAAAGATTGTATTTTTTAACTAAACTTGGGTAATCATTAATTCTAAGATTTTCAAGGGCTTGCCCGATTTTGTCTAATTTAGGGGTTGCTTGAACTTCTGCTTTTGATCTTAGTAATGCTGGTGCTTTACTGGCAGCAGTTCCAATCATAGGGGTATAAGCTGGCAATTTAGATTGTTCAAGCATACTACCAAGACCACCAACAATGTCTTGAGAAACTGGTGATGATGGGTTGTACATAAAAGATTGTGCTAACTCGGGGTTATCTACCCTGTTGTTAGTGCCCTGTGCTATGTTTTGATAAATACCCTTACCAACGCCTAAAAACGGTGCAACTGCTCCGCTTGCAACAGTTAAAGGTACTTCTAATGGGGCAACTGCGTAATCCATTAAACCGTAATTTTTATTAGCTTCGTTCTGAAATGCTGTACCAACGCTCTTGCCTGAACGCAGCAAATTTGCCATAGCCATTTTATAGGCTTCAGGATCAGTTAAGCGACTAAAATCCATTACTTAACTTCTTTATCCAAGTCTTTAAGTTTGTTAGCAATAGCGGCTCTACGCTCTAATCGTAAGCGTTGTTGTTTCTCTAGTGTAGATTCATGTTCCTTACGGAGCATGGCATCTTCTTTCTTGTATGTTCGGCTCATAGGTTTCATTCTGCATCTTCCTTTTGCAAGTTTTTGACTTTATCTTCAATCATTTGTCTGCGTGTAGGCTTTGCAGTCTTAGCAGATTCTTTAAAGTCTTGGGCTGTTGGGAGACCTTCGTCACCTTTTTTAGCCATCTTTTCGCCTGAACCAGCTTTAATCCTAGCTCGTTTAGCGTGAATGTTTGCGTATAGTCCTTGTTTCATTAGCATTTCCACCTTGCTCTAGCTGCTTTTCC